GCATTGCGTAAACTCCACCATTACACAAGTTGTATTGCCGGTTTGCCCTGCTACGGTAAAAGCAGTTCTTTCTTCACTGTTTAACGCAGATTGTTTAGTTACCCAAACTTCATATTGCGTTCCAATTCTAACCTCAATATCTTCTACGCCTATTGTATCGGTATAAACCACATCCACCGAAGTATAGCGGTCAACCCTTCCATCGGGTGTTTTGAAGTAAACGTAATAATCAATAGAAGAATCAGCAACCTCACCAATTACTAAAGTAGTAACACACGATGGAATTGGTTTCGCATTATCACAATTACAAGACATGGTAAATAGGTTTTACCTTCGTATAATGCGCGAAGCCGCAAAATGTAACGGCAAATATACTATTTTTTAATTTTGTAGCGTTCAAAAAAATCATGCAAGAAAGTATTACAGGTATAACGCCACGCATCTAAAGCATCCGCCCGTTGGCTTTCTTTGTTTCGTGAAGTCTTAACCATATCCCCATCTTGGTCGGCTTCCACAAACTGCATATCGTAAATAAGTTTTTTACACTTCGGGTTTATTTTTACATCAGGGTGAAAGGCTAAAATTGCATTTACTAAGTGGCGGTTTTCCCTTACACGAGGGTTGGCTCGTGGAACTTGTAGCCTTCGCCCTAAATTGAATCTTGCATCAATAATTCGCCATGCGTCTATATTATCTCTTTGTGTTATTTCGCGTTTGCGCTGCATTGCATCGCCTGTAAAAATTGCATTGCTTACTACCTTCATGCCGTATGTGTTTTCCAACATATCGCACATTTCAGGCACATCGCCATTCTTTTCAATTACTATTTCATCGAAGGTGTGAAAGTGCATACCTTTGCCATCAGTCCATAAATGGCTTGCCTCACACACAAAAGGTTCTACGTTAAAGTCTAAGCTGAAATAAACAGGCATATTAGGAATGAAAATAGCCGTATCTGAAATATGTTTCTCGCGGTTGAAGTTTTGGCAATATGGACGCTGGATATCTTCTTTGCCCCATTCGCCTAAGTAATATATTCTGTAAAGGTTTGGTGAAACGCTTGCTTTTTGTTCTAATACTACCCGGTATTCATCATCTATAAAGTAGTTATCCTTAAATGTAGTTTTTAAAATAGTTGCATTCGTTGGGTTATTATCAAAGAACCGTAACTTTAACCAATGGCTTTCATCTATTGGGTTAAATGAAAGAATGATTTGTTTATAGTTTACCGTTTCTCCCCTTAAACGTAAATCTATTTGGTCGAAATCTGCCATGCTTAATTCAGTAGCTTCCTCAACCCATATAGAAGTAATACCTGCAATAGATTTCAAACGTTCTACATCATCCAATCCTGCTAACAATATTTCGTTACCTGTTGGAATGTGTGTGAAACGCATTTCTGTTTTGTTTATCTCAAATTCAGAACGCAATCCTAAATCAGAAATACAATCAATAAGAATTTGGTAAACGGATGAACGGAGCGTATTCGCTACTTTACGAATACACAAGAACCGATGCTTTTCTTCACCAACGGTTCTAAGTATTATTTTTTGTGATGCAAATACTGATTTTCCAGAACCACTGCCACCGTATAATATTTCGTATCGGTTTGTATCGGTAAGTAAATGATAGAAGGCATCATTTACCCGAAGTTTTGCTTGCTGGCTCAATTAGAATTGATTTTATGCCTGAAATTTCAACTGCTGCGCTTATTTCTGTTGGGATTAACTTAGCCGCTATTTGATAAAAAGGCGTTGGGTTAGCCTTACCCCATGCTATTAAGTTTGCTTTTGGGTCGTTCTGCAAATCTTCAAAAGCAGCCATTACAGTTTCTTTTACTGTTTTGGTTAGCTTATTTGGAGTTCCCTTTGGTCTACCTTTAGCCTCTCCCTTTTTAAATGATGTGCTTGTTTTTGCCATATTTAGCCATTCTTTAAGGCGTTTATATTACTTTACAACAATTCGCGCCAAAATACCTGTTTCTGTTCAAAATTCGCATATCAGAACGGCAAGTCATCTACCGCCTGTGCAACTTGCTTTCTTTCTGCGATTGGTTGCGCTGTTGATTCTTTTACGCCACCGCCTCCATTCCATACTGTTTTACCATTCCCGATATAATTGCGCTTTTCTTTAGCAAGTCTTTCGTCCTTTGTTTGCGCTGTGCTAATTGAGGTATCTTGCCCGAATGAATTTGGTTCATCATTTACGATGATGTCCACGTTGTAGAACATTTTGCCGTCCTTGTAAGGATTGCCGTCTTTGTCTAACTTAACAATTTTGGTTTTGTCTATTTTGCTTAGGTCTATTGAAGCTGAAATTATTTTCATAACAGTTTGATTTTATTTTGCAAATATAATAATTCAAAGTAAATACGATTCGATTAGATTTTTGAACTGGTCGAAATCGGTAATAATTTCATAGCGATAGCCTTCGTTTTTTACTGCCTTTTCAAAAGCTAACTGCGATTCCGATTGCTTACCTTTACCTATTTTAAATTCTAAGAATAGCCCGTGAGTTTGATAATTTGATTTTGCGAAGAACATATCAGCCGTTCCCGCCCTTCGCCCTTGTGCTTTCATTCGCGCTCCATTTGCAACGGTTCTTGCGCCTTCGTTTGGAATGCTGAATAGGTTTAGTTTGAGTTTCGGGTAAGAATAATCAAACCACTTAACGCAGCTTACTTGCAATCTTGATTCGTATAGGTTTCTCATAATTAAAATGGTGTTGTATCTTCGGGTTCTGAAAAGTTTTTAATCGGTGTTAATCTTGGTTGCTTTATTTCCGGTTCATGCTGCATTTTATTTGCCGCTGAAAACTTCTTTAGATTACTTTCAGCAAACATAAACCTTCTATGCGGGTAACTATACTCAAATGTTTCAGTTCCTACTTTAGCAACTATGTTTTGCCTTCTTATTTTGCGGCTGTGTAATTCGCATATCGGGTCTGTTGGGTCTTTATATCGGTTTGGTCTATGATAAATCAAAATGTTATCTGCTTTATTATTCCACATTGCTCCTCCCGCTAAATCAAATACTTCAGGTGCATCGTAACCTCCGTTATCATTCTTTTTTAGTTTGTGCGGGTGTGAAATTACTACAAAGAAAATATTATTCGACAAAGCGAAACGGCAAATATCTGCTAAGAATGTTTCAAGGTATTTGTCATCGCGCCCTCCGTTTGAATTGTAATCATTCGACATTTGATTGAAAGGGTCAATAATGCAACCTTGCACCTTTTCTTTTATAATCAATTCTAAGAATCTGCTTTTTATGTATTCAGGTGTGGGTGCAAGTTCTTTCGGGTAAATGTAAAAGAAATGTTCTGAAATAAATTGATACATGGAGCGATATGTTTCTTCGTCTGGGCGGTTGTAATTATTCGGTGTGCATCCAGTGCCTAAAGCGGTTTCAACCAAGCTGTGATAAAATTCGTGTGCGGGGAAGTTTTCGGGAGAAAATAAAGCCCACTTTGTTTTATCGGCAACTGTTTTATTCAGAATTAAGAATTTAAGCATTTCAGATTTACCATGATTACCTATACCCGAAAGGATAGTTAGTTCGCCTTTCTTCCATTTGAAGATATTATCTATTTGCGGTATGCCCGTGCTTTCGGCTGATTCATAACCGAAGTGGTATAGTCGCATGGCTTCATCCATTACCGATTGACCGTAAATAACATCTTCAACTATTGGACTATCTAAATCAATTTTAATTTCTTTTCGCGTTTGTTTTTCTATGAATGTTTCATTTGAAAATTCACAGGTTGCAAATGCTGATTCGTTTTTTTTGTATGCAGATTTTACGGTGCGTATCATTTCTGTTAATCTGAAAGTGCTATCATTTGCAAGATATTCTTGGTGCATCATTTGTTCGCAGTCTGATTGGTTTACTCCATAACGGCAACATGCTCCAGCGAGATTGAAAATGTAAATGTTTCTATTTCCAGAAGTGAACGCTTCGTTTTTACTTTGCAACCATTTTTCAAGTTTGCGGAAAATTGAAAGCGAATCGGTTGTTACGTTGGCTTTAAA